GTTGCATCCAATTGGGAAGTTGTAGCCACCAAATTCCCAGATGGTAGAGGCGTGTTAAACAACACACCAGTAGTAGGGGCCGCCTGTGAGGGTAGGTCCGGACTATTCAACGTTAGTGGTATGTAAGCCCCCTCCGCCGCTGGCCATTGCTTACTCCCAGAAAGGAGCATAACATTTTCAGCGGTAGAAGGAGGGTTATTCAAAACTCGCAAAGAACCTGATCCAACAAATGCAGCTGGTGTCCCAGCAGAAATTTGATAGGTCTCGTCGACCTCAACTGGTTGAGGCACACGAAAAGCGATTGCTTGTCCTTGTTTGTAGAGTTCAGCCGTAGTGTTTACGACCTCAAAACCTGCAGCAACAATTCTACCAACACCAGATGAATAATTCTGTAAAGAATGTATGGCAACAGCCTTGTCAACAGTGAAACTATCAATACCACTTGCTTCCGCAATGTAGTTAATAGGTCCAATTTGCTGACCGACTGTGCCAGTAGACTTAAGAATATTCCCAGGTCCAGGTGAGTACTGGCCCATTGCTACGCCAGACCACACAGGTTCTGAAAAAATCATACAATCCCAGTTTCCTGAGATTCCTGTTGGGGCAGAAATGTTTGTAGTTTGTTTCACTACTTGAAGGACGGATGCGGCGACATCAGTGTCGGGATATCCATCGCACTTAATTTCGGTATCATGAAAAGGGTCAAGAGCAGCTACCAACCACTCTTTCCCTGATTTTGTTAGCACGCGGTCACGCACGAGGCGTTCCACCAGCATATCTGATCTTCTAACTGACATACTTTCTTGTCGGGAGTACAAAAATAATGAACTATTTTTGATCCATCCACCTCCAGCTCCCACCGGTAGGTAAGCAGCGCGAAGCTGGCCCTCGTCAAGGACAGGGGCTCCAACCCAGCGCTTCTTATGTACCAAGAAATGACAGTAGTCAATCATTACATTCGCCACGTCTCGATCAAACGCAACATTGTGAGCTAAGCCTGACACACGCTGACATCTTTCGACGTCAGAGATGTTGCCCCCCAAATGAAGGAGGGCATACATCATTCTCGCGGAATTGTACCGTGGAACGTAGTAGTTCTTAAATCTACAATTAGAGGCTCCCAGGAATTGAACACTCATCACGTCTTGCGACATGACATATTCCTGAATTCCAAATCCAAACATCTCGAACGTTTTCCGGACCTCAATCTCGGAAAACACGAAGACGTAAGAATCGGAACAAGAGCCTTGTAGATCATCAGAATAGACGTAAAGACAAATATTACGCATAACATCTACATAACTAAATTTGTTGTCAAGTACACGTACGAGATGAACAAAAATAATAAAAATGTGAGCTATAGTATTGTCGCTACTGGTACCCTCTCTACCCGATTTCTGATCTATTCCAGTGGATATCACGCGACCGTTCGGTAAGAGTTCATAAGCATATTGAACCTGCTCATAAATCCAATCGAATAGGTCACGTTCTTCAGGAGAAATGGTTTCAAACCAACGTAGTCTAAGATGTTTGACAATCTCAAACAAACGAGGGCTGAAACGTTT